TAATACTTACAAGCAAGATTACCTAGACTACATAATCAATAACTTTGACGAATGGTTGCAAGACAACGGGGTTTTTGACAACTATGAAAAGTTTGTGTCGGGTATGGTTCAATATTCAGAGGAACAGTATAGGGACTATGAGCGTGAACGTGCTGAAATGATAAAGGACTGGGACTAATGCACTTTTTCTTAGAGGATTTTGTAAAGGAACGTAAAAAATACAAAAATCCAAAAGCTAAGCACACTGGATATGATCCAACGATACCTCCAAACAAGGTTGAATGTAAAGATCACAAAGGCAATGTATTTAAGTCCTACAAGGAAATGTGTAAATTCTATAGAGTTGATTACAAACGGTTTTTAGAACGTAAAAATATTTTAAAACTCCCTATAGAAAAGTGTTTAATCAGAGAAAAGTTTAAACGAGGGAAACATGCAAGTAAAGTACAAGGGCAGAAAATATAAATCAATTTCCCTAGCATGTGACTTTTGGGGTATTAGTCCGGTAACTGTATGTATGAACTATAAAGGGGTTCCGGTTGAACAAGCGTTTGACCGAATACTAGAAAACAAACAGAGACATAACTGTATTGATTATTTGGGATATGGTTTTGAATCCAAAAGAGCAATGGCAGAATTTTACAAAATACCTTATGACATATTGATACATAGACTAAGGTCACATTGGAATTTAAAATTAGCGTTAACAACCCCTCCCAAAAAAAGAAAATGTAGCTGTACTGATCATTTAGGAAATGAATTTGAGTCTGTAATAGCAATGGCAGAGTTTCATAACATGCCCTACAACGTGCTGTACAACAGACTTAAAAATGGATGGAACGTCCAAAAAGCATTAACAACACCTAAAAAGAACAAGAGGAAAAACAGACAATGCAAGAACTACTGATACAAAAGCATAATGACTTTTTAAAAAAGCAGAATGAACGCACTGAAAACATGGACGAATGGCACAAACGACGTTATAACGGTTTAGGCGGTTCAGATGTTGGTACAATTTTAGGGGTGAACAAATATAAAACTGTTCACGAATTATGGGAAGAGAAAACATTAAGAAAACCATCTCCGAAACAGAATCATAAAATGCACTTTGGACATGTTCTTGAAGATCCGATTGCTAAAGAGTTTGCAAGGGTAATGGGGGTTAAAATCCGGATCTCAAACAAACAGTACAAATCTGAGAATGAGCCATGGTTATTAGGTAATGTTGACCGATTGATTACCTTGCGGGATAAAAGCAAGGCTGTTTTAGAGTGCAAAAACAGTGCAGATCATACAGCTTTTAAAGAGGGGTACATTTTCCGTAATGGTGAGTTCTATAATGGTGCAAAAAGCAATTCCCAGTCTATACCCCTAACTTACTATTGCCAATGTCAACATTACATGTATATAACCGGAATACATAAATGTTTTCTAGCATGTTTGATTGATGGTAACGATTTTAGAGTGTACGAGGTTCTTTATAACCAGTCTGACGTTAACGAAATTGTACAAAAGGCAACGGAATTTTGGTTTAACAATATCATAGAGGATGTAGAACCGGAGCGTAAATTATCCGACTATGATAATACCGTCAACCGAATTGATGCCGTAAGGCTTGATACAAGCAAGGAAATCATCGCTAAAAATCTGATTGCTGAGTATCTAGGCTGTGATGCAAATATTAAGTCACTGGAAAAGCATAGGGACGAAATAAAAACTAATCTTTTGCGGTTAGTTGATACGGATATACAAGAGGTATTGGACAGCACTGGAAACACGCTATACACAATCAAATCACAAACTCGAAACAGTTTTGATAAGGACAAATTTAAAAGGGAACATGCGGATCTATATCCGTCATATATAACACAAACACAAACTAAACCAATAGTAACCATTAAGGGGTAATTAACTATGACAGACAAAAATAATGCTATGCCAATGGAATTTTCTAAACTGGGTAATGAACTATCAAAAAAATTTGAATTAGGTTTTTCTGCCGAAATTTTGTACAATAAAGTTGCAGAAAAAATAACAGCAGGGAAACAACAGACAGTTTCACCGAATGACGTTTACTCGTTCATGCTAGAGTGCAAAACACTCAATTTAAACCCCCTTGCAAAGCATATCTACGGCTTTTTGCAGGGTGGCAAAGTATGTACCATTGTTTCAATCGACGGGTGGCGCGAAATAGCCAATAGAGAGCCTAATTACGATGGTTATGAGTTCGTTTATGGAGACTGTGTTCAAAGAACTTTAGCCTATGATACTTCGGACTTTGTAAAGGGTGTTAAGGTTCCTAAACAAGTAAGCGTTGAACGTAAAGTTTATGAATGGATTGAATGTAAAGTTTATCTGAAAAACAGAACACGTCCGGTTGCTTTTAGAACGTATTTCGATGAGGCTTTTAGACCGTCTCAACCTTGGGCTTGTCAACCTATTCAGATGTTACAAAACAAGGCACTTGTAAACGCTATTAAAAACGCATTTTCAATCAGTGCCTACACCGAGGATGATCGAGACTTCATGGAAACTGAAACTCCTACATTTACACCCGTACCGGAAAAACAAACAATCCAGTACGAGGTTAAAAATATTCCTCAAAAGGAACAAAAACAAGAACAACAAACCGGATTCTTAAATATCGAGGAACCTACTTTTTAATTGTCTGTATATCTCCTTGTTTTACGACGTATCAAAGGGATCGCATGATCCCTTTTTCACAATCAAATAGGATAAAATTATGGCAATAAAAAACATCACTAATTTGTTACAAGTTACTTCAATGCGAGACTTTTTCTCATATATCTATAACTCACGAAAAATTAACCGTGTCGAATTGTTACGCTTGTTAAAGTGGCAGAATAACGGTTTAACTGTCAGATTAAAAGCCGGATTTAAAGAAACCGATATTGAGTATTTTGCAAGATGTTTAAATTTGAATGATGATGAGATTGAGATTTTTATTAAAGTGAGTTAATATAATACTGTTTTCTTTTTTAATCATATTAAGAATTTTTAACCCTTTATCTTATGATAAGGGGTTTTTCATTTTGTGACCTACCTCACTTGTTCATTTAACATAGTATGATATTATTGAACTAAACATTTGGTTTAGTGTCTACTTTCATTTGTTACTCCTTAAAACAAAAAACTACAAAAAAGCCTACTAGCAATTAGTAGGCTTTATCTTTTGTGAAAAATCAGTGAGCAGAGTCTAGCAACTCTACGATCCTAAATTATATAGGATCATCCACAAAAACTCTATCATCAAAATTGACCGCTGTCACGCTACATTTTTTCTCTGTCGGTTTTATGGAGGTTACCCAATACTTCTCGACATTGCCGATTGCATAATGTGGCTTGTCGTAATGTACATTGCTAGACAGTTCAAAATCCAACGGTGCTAAAAGTTGAATGTGATGTGCATCAACGGCAGAGCAGTTAATCTGTTGTACGGTTCCATTATATCTACGGATATAAATAACACTAACATCACTAGGTACTGAGTCGCTTGTCTGTATGATTTGCTCTGTGCTGTCATAGCTGATTATATAGCCGTTAAATGCGTTTAAATCCTGCGGTAAAGCAACGGCAATCAACGAACCATAAGTACAGTTAAGCGCGTCAAATTCACACTCAAAATCAATCTGCTTGCGTTGATAGATTACTTCTCTCAATCTACGGGAACCTAGAGCAATCGCTTTCTGAGAGTCGACAACAGCTAAAACTTCGACTTTTTCTGTATTCTGTGAATTTTGGTAGTTGTACACACTTGTTTCATTTGTCGATTTATCAATATCAACGTAAACCTCGTCCTGTTTCCAGTTCTGCGGATTCATATAGGTAATGTCAGCTTCGTCATTGTCGGTAGGTGTTACAAAGTTATATGTTATTTTCGGCTCTCCGATCATATTAGCACTTGTAAACATCTGCTCAACGTATTTATCTGCTGACCGATAAACAGCTTTGATATGATTACCATCTATGACGGGTTCGGAAAAACCTATCTGCATACACTGCTTGATTGCTTCTAATACTGTAGTTGATTTATCAAAACGGTAATCAAAATTGAGTCCTGCATCATTCCAAATTCGATCCATCAAAGTAAGGTTGTCAGTATCATAGATTGAACCAAATTTAGAACTGTCGCAAATATAGCGAATAGGTGAAGCAATAGATCTGTTTGATTCTTTGTCCTCTTCCATTGCCGCTTTCTGAACCGGAACCATGACGGTTTTTTCTGTCGGATATTGAATCTTTAAATCTCCAACGTACCATTGCCAATGCCAACCGCCCGAACCTAAAGTACCACACTGTTGCCATGTGATGTATTGACCCCATATATTCGCTATCCACGGGTTTAAATCTGCGGTGAAATTGAAAATAAGATTGTTATTTATCCATACTTTGAGATAACCTCGCGTATGGTCAATTTTAACCGTACAACTTCCATCCGCATTCATGCGCGATAATGGAAATAGGTACGTACCAACCAAAACTCCATCGCCTAAAGTATAACTCTTACCACGCGAACTGCCGATAACTGCGGGCGCGAATAAAGCCATAAGGATATACATGCCATTGCCAATACTATGAGCATCATCCCAGTCACTAGGTACCCAAAAGCCACAAAAACCTAAATGGATACCCATACTGATCCTGCCCTTATCGTTACGTTCAAAATAAGAATCGTCCTCAAAACAGAATCTAAGATTAAATGTGTTAATACTTCCGATTGATGTGATATAGGTCGGATTTTCCGCAATTTCGGCGGCGGTCTTGTTTAATCTGTCACGATATGTGCCCGTATAATTGATGTATGAGTAAAATTCTATTAAAGTTTGATCACGTCTTGCCTTGAATCGATCATTAGTAAACCATACTGAGCATGGTATTAATGCGCTTGGGTACTGTTTGCCATTAGTCCATTCGTTAAATACAACCGTTCTGCGGTGATACCCCTCGTTACCGTGTTTTGTCATGTAATTTGAGATATAAAAACCATCGTCCGGCTCGCTATCCCACTGTTTAGGATAATAGCGGTTGTTGACTATCGTATCGTATAAATCCTTATAGTCATAAGTGAAGCTGTCAATACCCGTAACTTTTCGTTCTTCATAGACTATTGTCTTAAAGTCTTTGAGACTGTTTAATTTACGAGTCCATAAAGTACTGATTTGATTATCAGATAATTCGGCTAATGATTCTGAACCTCTAACCGTAATGGCAATAACTGTTACATCCGGATAATAAGCGTCTTCTGAAATTAAGCATTTTAAACCATTCCACATAAAGGTTTGCATCACTTGACTACTGGTAGTGTAATCAGACAGATTAGTAACACGGAACTCATACGCATTATCGCTGTTACCTACATCAATAGTGATAGTCTCTCCGAACGCATCCGGTGAACTGCGTGTATAGACTTTTGTCATAGATTGCGCTGTATCGGCAGATCCGGCAATTCGCCATTCGAGCAGAATTGTAGCTGTCCGGCTCTCATAATTGCCTTTATCGTTCATGGAATACAAACCACTAGGGAATGAAAAATCAACCTCGTAATAACGACTTGTTGCACCCATCGGACATGCTCTGTAATATCCGGCGATATTCGACTTTGCATTGCTTGTAGCCCTGCTTGTATCAACGAGTTCTAGCAATCCTCCCGACGTTCTATTGTGACTGAATCCACCCCAACCAACCGTGTTAGAATAACTAATCCCGTTTTTATCAACTGCTAAAACTGTGAATGTGTTACCGTTTACGGCTAGAATTTCATAGTAACCGTTATCTAAAACGTGAGTACTGTTTAAATCTGCATCGTTATAGACAAAATTTTTGAACGTCAAAACAGCAGTAACAGTATAACCGTCAATCAGTGAGATAGCAGTCAGTGAAACGTCAATAAACTTGCCTTTATCTGTTGATGTTCCGTAATTCTGAAAACTTACATTGTAGGTATTCTGAATAGTTGAAGATCCGTTAGTTTGAGTAATTGATAGGGTACATCTCCAACCTATAGCCTTTTCTAAATTCTGCGGATAATTAGATACATAGCAACGGATTGAATTTTGGATAGTTTCAACGGCAGATACGCTAATTGCCCTATCTTGACCACTTAAATTGTACAGTCTGATAATATCCCCCGATACTAACTCATGACCGTTAGACATAGTTAAATTTAAGCCGTTAAGGGTAAAGGTTTCGGATATTAACTCACCTCGCTTTCTGCTGTTGCTGTCTGTAGCCGGAACCTCTTTTCCCGCACTTGTAACCTCGGTAGAGTTGAACCAACATCTATGAGCATCATGTGATGAAATATCAGTGTTTGGATCTGCGACTAAAACATCAATATCAGATCCGACATATGACGAAATCGGTGTGCTTCCAATGTACATTGTATTCAATGACCAGTCATAATATCCAACCCCTTGACATAACAGCATAGACAAATAACGGACATTACCTTTGTAAAAATAATGTTTGTCTGAGATATAGTCCGGAAATGCTTTAACCAAACCAAACTGCTCCGGTATCGGATCTTCCAATTTTGCTTTGTTTCCCTGCGCGTTTGGATCATAGATAGAACTTCCGCTTTCTTGCTTTTTGTCGTTTGTTTTCAGTTTTTTCAGCATAACCATTGTATAGACTGCAACGGCTAAGGCTATGATGATCATAGCGATACTGAAAAAATCCTGCGGTTTGATAACGAACTTTAAACACCTTGTTTTACTCAATTTAAACACTGACCATATATCACACGGCACTTCCTGCCCGTCTGAATATACGGTTACATTATCTTTTAGATTCTGTAAATTTAATCTCTGTAATGAGTGTTCTAAAAGTTCTAAAACGGTAAGGTTTGTTTGTTCAACTTCAAAATCTCTCAACGGATTGTTTAAATCAATACAGTTATAAATTTTAACTCTCATAGAACAACCTCATTTTTTCGTGTCTAAAAATTCTTATGTAAGGATTTGATTTAAAAGGCTCAAAACAGCTTCCTTTTTTGCTATCTGTATGCAATATATGACCGTAAATGTATAACCCTACATGAACTAAAACATTGTGCTTAAAATAGCAAATAACATCGAAATCTCGCGGTGTTTTAACCTCGGTAAATGAACCCTTTATTTTATCGTACCCGACTGTCATTGTGTCTTTTTGGCAGTCAGTACATAAATCTAATTCGATGTTTAATTCGTTTTTATAAACATAACAAACCATACCCCAACAATCTAAATACGGGTAACATCTGCCGTTAGGGGTATGAATGTTACGCAAATATTTTTCGATATTAACAGACATACCTTAACCCCTTGAACTGTTTAGCTGTATAGCGTTTATATGGGAACTTCGTATTTAAAGTGTCGTGCCATCCTGCCGTGATTGTTGCCCCTTTGGTTGTAATTTGGCAACTTGTAACAAACAGTTTGAGCGTATAGATAGGTGAAACTGCGGTATCACCGTCATACTCTCTTGATGTATCGAACGGTAGATACTCCAACAATGTTAAATAGCATGGAACAGCACCGGACATAACAGTATTGCACAATTCCATAACCTCACCGCTGATTGAACCTACCCCGAATGACAGTGCGCTTCCCGATTGATTTGTTCTTTCCGGCAGATTGATTTGAATACCGGATGATTGAAATTCTTGCAGTTCGCCTTGATCATCCCTTGCCACAAAATCATGGTAACTCTGAGCAAAACAAATAGGTTTTGACAAACTCTCACAATCAATTTTAATAGCCATTACGGGTGCATCTGTGCCCTGTGCATTGACAATGGCAAGTTCCGTAAAATTCGGTTCGGGGTTTTTCTCCGGTAAAACATCATTTGCAAGTGTGATGTAATTTTTATAAAAATTGCTAGGTAGTTCAAAAGTTCCGTTGTACTTTCTGCCTTTTGTAATGCACATCTCCGACATATACCAGTTATGATTACTTGTATACCTATCTTCGGTCATAAAAGTAAACCACTCTTCATTGAATGAAAAAAGATTTGCAAACCGCGCTGAACTCCATTCTTGGTGCCATGTTTTTATCTGTTCACCGTCAACGTACATAACCACATCTGAGCATACCTTGCTATCCCACTCATAAAAAGATAATTCTACTGCTATATGGTGCCAACCCTGCGCGCTCCAACCATTACCAATTATCTTTGAAGCTAACCACGGTAAACGCTCACTTTCAAGAAAGATTACAAAACAAGTGTCTTCGTAATCTTTATGAATCCTCCAACACATCTGCGATCCGTCCGGCTTTGCTCCGGTGTCGTAGACGAAACCCCACATACAACCTTGCCCGTATTGAATGCTTCCGTTTTTTTGTGGCATACCTTCTGATGTATCTCTTATTCCAAAATACAACGGGAACCGTTCCCAGTAGCAACCATTAGCGTTTGCTTCCGGTGTATATAGAGTCCATTCAAAAGTTAAATCTAACGGCAGAGTTGCATTGTGCCAAAATGAATTATCGAAAAATGGAGGTTTAACCCCGTAATAATGAACAGTTTTATTCTTATCATTCCACGGCAGACCGTTTACAACCGATACCCCGTCAACCTCTAAATGCTCGGTATAGTACGGATCATCAATGCAGTTTGCGTTAATCAGAGTGCCTTTTAAAACATTCAATTTACCGTCTGCAAAGTTCATAAGGAACAAAGTATCATCATCAACTGCGCCCCTAGTACCATAAACCACATTTGCACTTACTTTGATTGTTTTTGATAATGTTACTTGCCCGTCTGCGGTTGTAACATCACAAGTGTAGATTGCAGTTGCAGTAGGTTCAACAATAATGCTTGCAGTAGTTTCACCGTTTGACCATAAGTATGAAACTGCGGAACCGTTAACCGTTAGCTGAACTGAATCGCCTGCGGTTATTTGATCGGAACTTGCAGTAATATATGGTTCAACGGTTAATTCTGTAGCTTTGACATATTGAGCAACAGAGTCAATTCCATACCGACCGCTAGTCGACCCTACAAAATTCAATTTACCTTGCAACAAACATTTTTTGTCGGTATCGTCATAAGTGTAAACAAGATTATTGTCTATATAGCAATATAGATTTGTTCCCTCGCGTCTTAATCTGTATTTGTGGTAATTATTGTTATACGACCAACTGGTTGTGTAACTTGTACCATCTACAACTAATTCATACCCTTTAAATATGACTGTGCTATTAATGGTTATTGCGTTTGTGTAACCACGGTTAAAATATTCAATCTCTATCTCGTATTCTTTGATTACCCTTGATTTACGGGAAACAAAACATAAATTACCGCACGTTCCCGAGGTGTCAAAATACTTATTACAATTCAGTACATAAACATTCGTATCACGCTCTGTATAAGTTGCAGTCTCCGGAATGATTAAAGTATTTGCCGGAGACAAAATCCAGTCTGTCTCGTCTGCGGAATTGTTAAAACTCTGATTTGAAAAATCAATATCGAACAATACTCTAGGCATAATATTCGCTCCATGCTTGATCGAACTCTACATTATCAACGTCTAAAGTCATGCTGATTTTGTAACACGCGCCTATGTTATTACGGAAATTCAAAGACTCTGTAATCTGCCCGTTTTGAATCCGCACTTTTCGGGCAATAATCGGATCTGTGGTTTCCAAACGGTCATTTAAAATAGGTGCAATAAACCAATCGCAACCGTGATTGATTGAGTTTTCGTAAAAGTTTAGCCATGTTTGATAGTCAGTGATGTTATTGAACTGTAGATTGACTGACAGTGTATGCGGTGCATCAACAGACAATAGCCTTTGTCTTACCGTTCCGTTCGTCATTGTGGTTCTTATTACCGACGGTGAACGTTTGAGACTGTAACTGCTTT